CCCCTCAGCTAATCCGTAGAAAAAATTTGTCGCTGACCCAGCCGTTAGATACGCCTGGCATAGAATAGTCCAGTCGTCCGCTGCACTCAGGTTGCCACCGGATGTTTCGGCTGCTGTAATATGGGTGCCAAAGAAAATCCCGACACCATTGGCCGACCCGGTTTCTATATGCCAGCCGCCTCGCACTACCGTAGACGCAGTAATGGACGTACTGGACGTGCCAGTGGTATGGCGGAACGACCCGCCAACAAGCGTCGGGTCGTTCGTGCTATTTAGCGTCGCCTCTCCATTGTAGCCAGGCAAGGCATAAAGTACCTGGAATGTCCCATCGTCAATCATTTCGGCCATGGCCGCCGGAAGAGTAGTCGTGCCACCACCAGCAGCAGCTAGTACACCACTGGTTGCTGTGAGATTCGCTCCTGCGATAGCCGACACAAAGTCAGCAATGGATTCTTTTGTGCTTGCATTGCTGCCGTCTGCATCGATAATGGCGATGCTGTCGTTAGCCACATTTACAGCGGCGGCTGACAGGTCGTTTAAATTAACTGCTACGGTTATAGCTGCGCTTTCGGAGCCGCTATTAGCTATGGTAGTCCCGCCGTTCGTAGCATTAGCAACTGTTGCAGCGTAGTTACCTGTGGTGTGGGTGCCTAAAGTAATTAGGTTGTTCAGTGTGGTTGCGCCTGTGCCGCCTTGGGCTACTGCTACTGTAGTCCCTTCCCATACACCAGTAGCGATAGTTCCTACCGCTGTGATATTTGTCTGGGATGCTGTCTGTAGCGTGCCTGCTAACTGGGTCGCAGTTAGTCGCCCAGTACTTGGGTTGTATGTCAGGTCCCCATCCATCTCTAGACCGTGATTGCCTGTGCTGCTGCCAGCGTCAGCTACGAATGCAACCAGGTTACTTTCATCAGTGCTTTCGTTATCGGTGACTGTTACCGTTGTACCAACAGCACTGCCACCGCTATTGCTGGCAGCATGTGCGTGGTTGGCGTTAGCCCAACTGGTCGAACCGATGGTGGGCGAAGCAGTCCACGCTGGCACACCGGATGATAACTCTAGGACATTGCCGTTACTTGCCACTCCGAGCCGCGCCAGGGCCGTAGTGGACGAGGCGTACAGAATATCGCCAGCAGCCTGCGAGTCAAAGACGTGACCCGTGCCGTCCGATGCGATAAACTCGGCTTGGGTCAGACTAACACCCGGGTCCTTGTGCTTGAACTCATTAGCCATCAGTGATACCCCACCGTCAATGTGACATTGGTGCCGGGAATGTCAGCGTATATGGCTGTCCCAAAAACCAAAGCTCCCTCGTTCTCGGAACCGAAACGAAGGAACGTCATGCTGTTTGCGGGGGCCACACCGCTTACTAGGTCAGTGCCACCATCGTCGGTGCTGTCGTTAAGCTGCCAAGCCCCGCCCGTGGCAGCGGCAGAGACAAGGACCCAATAAACCTTGCCTGGTGCAGCACTTACCTGACCATCAGAAGTCAGGATAGTGGTATCAACTGTGTTGTGAGCCATGTCGCTTCTCCCATCGCTGGTGCTTCTTGCCCCGGCGATGCTGGTTTAAGTACGGCGTTCTGATTCTTTGTCCACATCCGCAGTCGGCGTGGGTGGGGGCCATGGCGGGGCCGTAGTCAACGGCTCGGGCTGTGACCGTGGCTTCCGTTGCCTGCGAGGTGGCTCTGCTATTGATGGCGAGTTCGATAAGGCCGCGCTGGAACTCACGTTCTTCTTCGCGGTCCCTCCGTTCTTCTTCGCGGTCGTTTCTGGCGCGTTCGTCTTGGATGGTTTGCCATTCCATTCGGTGTCGGACTTGGACGTGCCGGGTGACTTGGTACTGAGAAGTAAGATTATTTTTAGGGCAAAGCGCAAAACCCCAGCTATCATAAAGACTCCTTTCTGGGTCGTCAGGGTGAAGTAGGCACTTGAGCTTGCCCGCCACGGGTTCAAACTCTGGTTTAACCGTAGTGAAATAACGGGTATTATCAGCACGCAATTTCTGCAGTTGCTGTTCAAGCATATTGCGGTTAATGACAGACCTGCTACCAGTCTGCGTATCATACACATAGACGTAGCCAGCTGATTCCAGTGACGTTACCTCGATATCCACGGGAAAGGCATCCGACGCCGAGTGGATTACCTGGCGTCTGTCAAAACTGCCGGGTTCTTCAGCTGTTTGCGCTTCTTCCATAAGCTCGATAACCATTTTCTCATTTGTCATAGCCCCTTCTCCTTAGCTACTGTTACCAGCTTATCTAAGTGGTCATGGTATTCGCCCGTGATATTTCTAGTTGGTATATCTGGTCTAACCGTAGGGCCAAGCCGGACAATCTCCGCGATTTCCCGTAGTTCACCCACACTGTGGACGACTTCGATGCGGCGGGTGCTTGCGTCCCACACCCCGCCGGGGATGCGGAAGGCGTCGGCGGTGAAGTTATCCCGTGCCCCTAAATCCTCGCGGTACTCAGCTAGGCGGTCATCACGTAAGACGGATATTATCTGATACCTTCGCCACCCCTTACTGTCTGGGGCTTGCAGGTTTACTTCGGTTAAGTTAAACGCTGGTTCATCTAGATGAATCTCTATAGCTGCTGCAATGAGTTTGCTCATGCTATGTCCATGCAGGGATGTACATGACTACGCCGCTGTTGTCTGTGACCGTGAGCCACTTGCTGATGGTGGCGGTGCCAACACCAGAAGGGGCTACGTTGGATATCGTGACAGTACCCGAGGCATTGGCCGTCCACTGGGCACTGTCGTTAAGCGTCACCGTCCCGTCTACCGTGAGTCCGTTTACGATAGACAGGCTTGGTGTCACGTTGTTATATCTAGCTACGACAGTACCATCCACAGTTACTTCTAACCGTGAAGTGCCACTGTCGTAGCGGAACCCTCTACGAGTGGTCACCTAGCTTTACCTAGGCAGTCCAGTCGCGGTTGGCCTCTACCATCAGGTAGTCAACGTGCATGAGTTCTATTGCCGCTGTTTTAGCATCAAGAGCAAGAATCAACGATAGGTCAACGCTTGTAGAAACTGCTCCAGTCACTGTTCTTATCAGAACCCCATCGATGAAGTAACTAACTGTTCCGTTAGGGAATAACTCCAGACGAAGTACCTGCCACTCACCAGCAACCGCATCATCATCTGCGTCTAGTTCCGTTGAATCGGTTTCGCCAGTGGTGGTTCCGCCGTTATAGACGGTGTGCCAGTCCTCATCGTCAGTCAGTTCTGCTGAGAGATAGAACCCACATATGTCTGAAGCTGTCAACGTCAAGGTAGTGGTCGCGCCAGTAAGGATATGAGTTTCTACACTCAAATCTTCAGGGTCAATATCGCTGAACCCGAAGAAGACCTCTTTGGTGTCAAGGTCTACAAACCGCACGCGAGTCTCCGCCACGATTGTTCCCATTAGCCCTACATCGAAAGCTATGGGCGTACCTATCAGAATCGTGTGGTTGACTTCGTCTGTAGTGGTCATCACGCCGACCCCACTGATTGCATCAGCTTGTAGACTGGGTATACCTGAATCTACTTCTGCGCAACCGCGCCCAGCCACAGTGAATTGACCGAGGGGTCTACTCTCTTCAACCCTAGCGATGTCGTCTTCTGCAAAGAAATCTTCAAAGAGACTAATTCTGCCAACACCTGATTGAGCCATTTTATTCTCCTGCTTGTTTGAGCTGTAGCTCTAAATTTCGTATGCGCTCCCTATAGGGGGCCACTGCCAGGAATATGCTATCCCTGGGGACGGCGGCCAGGTTCTCTAACCGCACATCCGCAGGTTGACCATTCAGATTGTGTACGACCCACCCTTTAGGTATGGGGCCGTGGGCCTCAGACCAGATGGTCCGTCGCAGGTTCACTAGGAAGTGGGAACCGAAGCGTCGGAGTAAACTTCAAACAGCCAGTTGCCTGCGGAACGCTCCCCGTAGGCGTATTCGTCGTACAGGTAGACCACGCTGGCTCCAGCACCTATGTCTTCTCGGCGCGTCGAAGCGGTACGAGGGGAACGCCCTTGTACCAGAACGATTGCTTCTTGAGCGAAGACGCCGCCCTTGGCATCATTGCCACTGTCGATGGTGATATTGCCGTCTTCAAAGACCTCGACCCCCGCAATCTTGCCACGGAAGCCTTCTTGGAATACACGGGCAGTAAGCCCGTCTGTGACTTCACCGCCGTCGCCAGCGGTAGCCGTACCAATGCTGGCAGTCAGTTCGTCGTAAAGGTCTTTAATCTGGAAGCCGTGGAGAACACACCGATACGGTGGGTTACCAGGCTCAGTGGCGTTGCTGCTGATGCGGTAAGCCGCCGCAGCTATGACACCGGCAGCCAGTGTAGTTCCTGCACCAGAAAGTTCAGTGGTGGCACCGTCAAGGACGGTGATGCCGTCTTCATCCTTCTTGCGCTGGATGGCGTTCTGGGCCAAGCTGCCCAGTTGGGCATAAGCCTTTGCGTTGATACGAGCAGCTACCCGGTCGGTTATCAGGGTTTGAATACCAGTGACCGTTGGGGTAATGCTGATAGCCGTATCGGACATCTGTTGGGGGTTATCCAAGATGGTAGTCTCGGTGATGGTCTGGGCATTAAGCAGACCATCACCGAGACTACCATCTTGGATAACCCCCAAC